TAACTTAGACGTGTCTCCAGAACTGATAAGCTAATTTAGCAGTAAAGTCTAAAGGCTTACCTGCACCAGCGTTATCATAACCTGTAACAGCACCAATGTTTACAACATATACACCGAATAATTTATAGGTGTTTAAAACGTTTTGGCTTTCGTCGACTAGATCGAGCTGTATAACTTTATCTCTACCACGTAAAGATAAGTCACCAGTACTGGTCTCATCGTTGAACACTTTATTGATTTGCCAGTCTTCAAATTTCTTACGGATGGTACCATTTAAGTCGTTGTAGAACTTAACTTCCCAGCCTTCTGAGCCAGGATAGGTTACGGTACCAGGCATATTAAACTTCAGACCCATATAAGTGGCGTTCTGATTTTCAATTTGACGATCAGGTAATGTCTTAGTAGTGATATAAACGAAGTCGTCTTCGTTGAATGTGTCTTCGCCAATAGCGCGAACACGCATCATGAAATCACGTGCGAATCCGCGTTGTTGTGCTACTCTGTAGAAGTCTTGTATTGTCTGTGACATAGTTATTATTATTTAGGATTAGCCTTGTAAGAGCTCGTTGAAGTTTTGTGAGGTCTTAGTAGCGTAGAAGTTTACCAAGATAAACTCTGCAGTACGAACTGGCTTGATATAAATGTCAATTACTAGAGTGTTATCATCGACAACGTCAGCAGTATTGTTTGTATCATTGCACACAATTAAGTAGTCGTATAGACCTTGGGTATTACGAGCAAGTTCGAACACCGGAGATAATGTATTGATTACTCTACTACGGGTGAATGTAGTATTTGGCTCAAATACAAAGTACTTCATAGTTTGAAGAGCTGTCTTTTCAAGGTAAAGGAATAGACGACGAACGTTAATACGATCGAATGCGCTTGGAGCCTTTAGAAGAGTCTTTTGACCCATTACTGAGTATCCATCGTTAGGGGAGAATACAACAGGGTTTAAAGATACCTTGTAAAGTAAGTCGCGTTGTTTTTGCTGTGGGTTAATACCAATGTCGTTAAGACCGTTGATAACACCACGATTTAAACCAGCTGCTGCTGTCCAAGGATAGTTGTTTGCATCACTACTGGTTATCATTGCTGCAGCAAAGCCGGAGAATGGTAACCATACATTTTGGGATGTGAAGATATCTTGTGCACGTGCCCAATTTGCATAAGATACTGCATAACTAGAGTTAAATGCGCTGTATAAGTTGCGTAGTGGCCAGTAAATGTTTTGTGAGAAGTTCTTGGTCTTGTCGTCAAGAGTCTTGAAGTTTTGACCAGTTACAAACACATGACGTAATGGATCGGAAATAAAGATGTGATCTTTACGACGGGAACGTGCAAATGTTTCAAATTGGTTTGTAATAGCGGTCCAACTTGCTGTTAAATCATTGCTTACTGGATTACCGGTTTGGCTGTATAGCTCCTGTAATTGGGTTGTTAAAGCAGTAGACATTGCTGTGTCATCGTACTCAGCTGCACTTAATACTGTAGTAGCTGCAGCGATGGTTGAAAGACCAGCATCAAGAGTGATGTCGATTGCAACAGTGTCGGTATTTTCTGCAAGGTTAAGAACGTAGTCTAGCTTGCTACCAACGTTACCGATAACTTTTGCGTTGTTAAGTGGTAAGCTGTCAGAGTAGGTACCTAAAGCGTATAGC